TGGAGCAGAGACGTAGCCAATGGTTATTATACTAAAGACCCAGAAACATATAAGAGACAGCAGATTCAAGCTTTAATTTATCGACTTAATCAACCATGGGTAAGGTCTGACCAATCAGCATTTACCAATGTAAGTGTATTTGACCATCCATATTTTGAAGCTATATTTGGTGGCTCACAATTTCCAGATGGTAAATTTATGATTGATGAAGAGGAAGAAATAATACAGTTCCAAAAAGATTTTATTGATGTTATTAATGAAATCAGAGAAGAAAATGTATTTACTTTCCCAGTTTTAACAAGTTCATTACTTTATCAAGATGGTAAATTTGTAGATGAAGAATTTGCTAAATGGTCTTGTGAAGCATCTCGTAAATGGAATTTGTTTAACTTCTTTACTGATAGCACAGTTAATAGTCTTAGTAATTGTTGTAGATTAAAGTCTGATGTTACAGACCTTTATTTCAATAGTATTGGTGGTACTGCACTTAAGGTTGGTTCTGTTAAAGTATCGACACTTAACATTGCTAGGCTTGCATATGAGAATAGAAAAGAAGATAAATTCTTGGAAGCTCTTAAAGAACTTACAGAACTTAATCTTAAAATCTTAGATGCACAAAGACATATTATTGTACGCAACGTAGAAAAAGGATTACTTCCTAACTTTAGTTCAGGACTTATTGATTTCGAACATCTTTATTCTACTGTAGGTGTTAATGGTATCTATGAAACTATTAAAACATTTGGATATACTTATGTAGATGAAGTTGGTAATACACATTATACAGATGAAGCATATATATTAGGCAAAAAGATTTTTGAAACTATTCGTGGATGTATTGATGAATTTGTAAAAGACAAGAATTATAAAATTAATGTCGAGCAAATCCCAGCAGAACAAGCGGCTGTTAAATTACAAACTGCTGATAAATTACTTTATCCACGTAAAGTAGTTAAAGACCTTCCGCTTTATGGTAATCAATGGATTCCGCTTGGTATTAAAGCAAGTGTAGCAGAGCGTACAAAAATTTGTGCGGCATTTGATTCGTATTGTAACGGTGGTAGTATTGAACATATTAACATAGATACTTATTTTGATTCATTTGATAAAGCTTGGCGTATGCTCAATTGGGTAGCACAACAAGGTGTAACTTATTTTGCATTTAATGGTAAGGTATCGCAGTGTAAAAATCATCATAGTTTCTATGGTAGTACATGTCCAGAATGTGGAGAACCAGTTGAAGTAGAATATACTCGTACTGTGGGATTCTATACACCGACTAATACATGGAGTAAAGAACGTAAAGCAGAATATGCATTACGAGAATGGATGCCTTTGAATGAAAAAGGTGAAAACGCATAATGAAGATTAAAGGGATAGAAGTTGAAGACTTTGTAAATTATAAATATCCATCAATGTTTCTCGCTATAGGTAGTTGTGATTGGAAGTGCTGTATTGAAGGTGGATTTGATATATCAGTATGTCATAATTCACCTTTGGCACATGCCAAAGAAACAGATGTCGATATGGATTTTATTTATAATGAATATATTAATAATCCAATTACAGAAGCAATTGTTATAGGGGGATTAGAACCTATGACGCAGTTTGCAGATGTATATAAATTAATACAATACTTTCGTCAACATAATTGTAATGATACATTTGTAATATATACAGGATATTATCCTTATGAAATTCTTAGGGAATTAAAATTATTAAATGAATTTGATAATATCATTATTAAGTTCGGTAGATATAAACAAAATACACCATCTAAATTTGATGAAATATTAGGAATTGAACTATCATCTGATAATCAATATGCGTTGAATTTAAAAGATGTACTAAAAAGAAAACTTGACAATAAAGAGTAAATATGGTATAATGCCATTGCTTGTGAATAAACGGAATGAATTGAGAAATGAGGTTAATAACATGGAACTTTGGACAAAACTTTATGGTAAGCCAAATAATGTAATTGCAGATGATGTAAACTTCGATGACATTATTAATACGGTTAATGAATTTCTTTCAATACTTTGTAATGATACGAAAGAAAACGAAAAGCCTAAGAAGACAGTAGAAAAGAAACCTACTAAAACAGTTATTAAAGATATTAGACCAAGTGTTAATCAGTCACAGCGTAAACCTGAGCATAATAAATTTAAACCAATTACCGTACCTAAAATTGTTGATGTTATGTTTGCAGACCCAGTAACAATTGCACATTTTGAAGATGGCACATACACTGTAGCTGTAGCAGAACATGGTGACAAATATGATAAGGAAGTTGGGCTTGGAGTATGTATGCTTAAAAGAATCCTTGGTAATAAAAGATATCGTGCTATTATGGATAAGTGGTGTTATAATAAGAAGGAGTTGCTGAACTAATGCATTTTGAAAAGATAAGTTATGAACAGTGGAAAAATGATATACCGTTCACCGAAATAGATGACCTTGTTATCCGCAGATGGTATGGTAATATTAAACTTCCACAGCAAGGTACAGCACACTCAATGGGTGTAGACTTCTGTGTACCATATAATATTAGAATATTAGCACATAATAAAATTAAAATACCAACAGGAATCAGATGGGTTTGTGATACAGAAGAAGAAAAGGCATACGGACTTTTACTTGTACCACGTAGTAGCGCAGGAATTAAATGTGGACTTAGATTATTAAATACTGTTGGAGTTGTTGATGCCGATTATGCTGACGCAGATAACGAAGGTCACATCATGCTCTTTATGGAAAACACAAGTGATGATGATGTTGTGTTTAATATCGGTCAAGGAATAGTACAGGGACTTATTGTTCCGTACATTATTCCGCAGAACGCAAAATCAGAAGATGCAAGGCATGGCGGTTTTGGTTCAACAGATGATAATAAAAATTAACACTTTTTGGGGTCTATTTCAGAACAAATATATCTAACGGAGAATTTATCGACAAGTGTATTTACTCTTGAAATCGACCCACTTTTCTGTAAAAAACATACGAAAAGACTGAGTAAGACAAGGGAGAGAAATACATGGCACAAAACTTTGTAGAGTTTAGAAAAACTATGGCTAGACTTGAAGCACAACTTAAAAAAGAAGAAGCTGAAAGAAAGGCTAGAAAAGAAGCCAAGGTTAAGAATAAGAAGAAATAGAATATAACGGAGAAACATATGGCAAAGCAGAAAGAATTTACAGAAGAAGAACTTGAACTTTTTGAATCAATCTATGCATATGCTATAAATAACCATATGAGTATTGGTTCTGTAGAAAGTGTTACAAGAAGTGTGGTCAAGGCACTTAAGAATGTTGCATTTGTGAACGAAAATTAATACAAAAAATTTTAAAAAAGTGCTTGACATTTGTGGTAAAATGTGGTATAATATATAATTGTCAAGACGAAAGTGGAGCATAGTGCAGGGATGTCCCCCAACCCACTATAAAAACGAAAAAACGGTGAAAAGAAATTTCCATAAAATTCTAAAAATGGTCTTGACAAATATGTAAAAATATGCTATAATGCATATTGTTGAGTGAGAAAGAAACCGTATTGAGTGATGCATCCAATAGATACGTACTTTTCTAACTCAACATTGATGGGGTATAGCCAAGCGGTAAGGCATAGGACTTTGACTCCTACATCGTTGGTTCGAACCCAACTACCCCAGCCATCAACATAAATAACAATGTAAACTATAAGATATGATATCTACGCTTATAGAGAAAAACGCCTGAAGTCCCAGGTTGGTTAAATCTAGGTAGCCAATACAACAATAACGCATTGTACAAAAATTTCGGATATACAGTCGCAATCCGTAGAAGAAACATTTTTCAGTTATTTATGTATCAATAGATTAAAGTCTCAGACAGCAAATTACAAGTAACAAAGAAAAAGAAAATCAGATAACATCTTATCAACATTGCTTTATATAAGAACTTATAAGGCAAAGAATTACCAACGAGACTTGTTAAACATTGCGGGATGGAGCAGTCAGGTTAGCTCGTAAGGCTCATAACCTTAAGGTCGTATGTTCGAATCATACTCCCGCAACCAATATGCTCAAATGGTGGAATTGGTATACACTTGGGACTTAAAATCCCACGCCAGCAATGGATTGAGAGTTCGAATCTCTCTTTGAGCACCATGACGGTAGGTAGCGCAGTGGCGAACGCAGTGGGCTGTAAACCCATGACACAGAAACATCGAAGGTTCGAGTCCTTCCCTGCCGACCAATAAAACCACATACAGCAAATTTAAATGGTTAACGATTTGTATAGGGAACAAATTTAGTAGGTTCAAGTCCTACAGCGAGTGGTTTGTTTAATGCACCCTTAACTCAGTTGGTTAGAGTGTCACTCTGATAAGGTGGAAGTCTTTGGTTCAAGTCCAAAAGGGTGTACCAATTATGCTTAGATAGCTCATGTTGGTAGAGCGTGCGGTTGAAGCCCGCAAGGTCGTTGGTTCAATTCCATCTCTAAGCACCAAAAGATAGATACAGCAATTTTAATTCTAGGTCTTGAAAACCCGTGTTTGTGAGTTCGAATCTCACCCCCTGCTCCATATGCAGGGGTAGGCGAATTGGGATAGCCACGTAATGAAAACAATCTATCTTGGTTACATAGTAGACGTTTACAGCAATATTAACAAATGTATGTGTAGGATGAACGTATTTAATACGTCTAGGGGGTAAGAATGGAAAGAAATGGATTTATGGCAATGCTTCAGAATGAGAATAGCAAGGCTAAGACATTCACAGAAAATGGTGCTATAGCTTATGCATCAAGCGGTAAGTTTCTGCTTGACTTTAACTTTAAGCTTTCGCAGTATAGAAATATGAATGTTACAGCAATTCAGGATGATTTTGCAAAAGTATATTACGAAGACCCACTGATTGCAATTAAGTTTGTATTCTATGTTGGTGATGTTCGTGGTGGACTTGGCGAAAGAAAAGTCTTTAATGCTTGCTTTGGTTGGCTTGCAGACAATCAGCCTAATGTGGCTCTTGCTGTACTTGACCTTGTACCAGAGTATACAAGATGGGATAATCTCTGTAAGCTTGTTGCCAATAAGAATGTGAGAGAAAAGGCATTTGAAATTATTAAAGCACAGCTTCTATCTGATGCTAAGAATATGAATCAGAATAAGTCTATTTCTCTGCTTGCAAAATGGATGCCATCTATCAATGCATCATCTAAGGAAACTGTAGAGCTTGCTAAATTTATCTGTAGAGGTCTTGGTGCTACACCAAGAGAATATAGAAAGATGCTGTCAAGACTCAGAAAGTATCTTGATGTTGTAGAGATTAAGATGTCATCTAAAGAATGGGAAGCTATTGATTATTCAGCAGTACCATCACAGGCGAATCTGAAATATAATAGCGCATTCCTTAGAAATGACGAGGAAAGAAGAAGAGAATATCTTGCTTCACTTCAGAAGGGCGAAACTAAGATTAATGCTTCTGTTGCACAGCCACATGAAATTGTGAGAAGATATATTAACAATGGTTATTGGGGCGGTAAAGTTAGCGACTTTGATGTTGCACTCGAAGAAATGTGGAAAGCACTTCCAGATATCAGCGTAGCAGATAGCCTTGTAGTTAGAGATGGTAGCGGTTCAATGACAAGTCCAGCAGGAGATGGTAAGACTACTTGCCTTGATGTGGCAACAGCACTTGCTATCTATTGCGCAGAACATAATTCTCCGAAATGGAAAGACCAGTTTATCACATTCTCTAGTCGTCCATCTTTTGTAAGTCTTGAACATTGTAAGACTCTTAGAGATAAACTTGTAAGATGTTACAAGGAAAATGATTGTTCTAATACAGACATTGCTAAGACTATGGAACTGATTCTTCAGACAGCAATTAATAATAAGTGTACACAGGATGAAATGCCTAAGAACATTATTATTATCTCTGATATGCAGTTTGACAGTGGTAGCAGATACTACGGCTTTAATTGGAATGAAACACTCTTTGAGCAGATTGCAGATAGATATGCAAGACATGGATATAAACTTCCAAAGATTATCTTTTGGAATGTCTGTGCTAGGAGTTTTAATACAATTCCAATGCAGAAGAATGAGCTTGGTCTTGTACTGTGTAGTGGTTTCTCCACAAATAACATGAAGATGTTTATGACTGGCGAAATCGACCCATACAAGATACTGCTCGAACAGATTAATAATAAGCGTTATGATACCATTAACGAAAGAGTTATTAATCTCATTTAATACATAATTAATTGGTAGGCTCATACAGCAAATTTATTCTATTAACTGGTTTATAAAATTAAAAGACATTCAAATTTTTTAGAATTGAGCCTAGTTAAACGTGCCATTGGTGTAATGATAGCATCACAGTCTTCCAAACTGTGGGTATGGGTTTGAATCCCATATGGCACTCCATAGTCACATACAGCAATTTAAAATGCATTTGACTGTTAATCAAACTCGCAAAGGTGACTAGTTATGAAAGAAAAAATTGGGACAATAAAAGGAATAGATTTAATTAAAAAGTCTGCACCTAAAGCTAATATACCTTTTAAAACTGGAAAGTATATGACCGAAAAGGACAGACCAAGAGATAAATCATATAAGAAATTATATAAATAATTCAATTGCGGTGGTGGAATAGACATATGCGGAGTAGCCATTAACCAAACGCATTATGGGAAAAAGAAGAGTTGAGTTGCAAATCAACGAATTTTATGAGTAGACACTATAAAGGACGCTTTAGAGGGGAAACCCATGTATGGTGCAAATCCATGCCCGCAATAATGCTGGTGTAGCTCAATTGGTAGAGCTTCTGTTTTGTAATCAGAGGGTTAGGGGTTCAAGTCCCTTCGCCAGCTCCATCCATGTTCGGTACAACATGATGTTGATTATATACATTAAACCTAGGTATGTTTAAAAACTGCCTATTATACACCATTAGCTCAGTGGTAGTAGCACTTGACTTTTAATCAAGGGGTCTTGGGTTCAAATCCCAAATGGTGTACCAATATAATATGGTGCTATGGAGAAGTGGCTTAACTCACCTGACTTTCTATCAGACATTCTTGGGTTCGAATCCCAATAGCATCACCATTTATAGTCGTATACAGCAACTTAATTATCGAGTAGACAAAAGGTTAAGTCATTAGTATTTGAAACTAACATTTGTGGGTTCAATTCCCACCTCACTTTATGCGGCTAGTTTACATATAGACACAGACAGCAACTTATTTGAAATCTTTCTGTTATTAGTTCGAATCTAATTATTATAGCATTTATAATATAACTCAATGGGTAGAGTAAAAGAAGCAACTGTGTCTAGTTATGCTCTCGTAGCTCAGTTGGCAGAGCGAGTGGCTGTTAACCACTGTGTCCTAGGTTCAAGTCCTAGCGGGAGCGCCAGTAATAAAGTCACAGACAGCAATAATAATCATACACAGAAACTGAAAATTTCTCGCAGTAGATAGTGGCTTGTATATGGATAGTTACCGAAGTGGTCATAACGGCGCAGACTTGAAATCTGATGTGGCGAAAGTCCCGTGGGTTCGAATCCTACACTATCCGCCAGATAATAATGTTGTGGTTCGTCTAATGGTAAGACAAAAGATTGTGGTTCTTCCAATATGAGTTCGATTCTCATACCTCAACCCAATGGAGAAGTAACCCTAATGGTAAGGGAGCGGTTTGCTAAACCGTCAGTAGTCGTAAGATGTATTGGTTCGAATCCAATTTTCTCCGCCAGTAGCCCACTATCTTCTTAGGAAGGATATAACACCATAGGATGCGTCCTATAGGATTGGCGTAAGTCGTGAAAGCTCGTTCTTTACGGAGAAAATGAGAAAGGCAATTATATGGTCTATTAGTATAACGGCTATTATATTCGGTTGTCAGCCGAAAGAAAAGAGTTCGATTCTCTTATAGACCGCCAAGTTCTGTTATAGCTATACAGTTGGTGAACAAGAATGACGAAGCTGACAAATGGTAAAACATTTGTGTAGAGGATTGTAAAAAATCTATCAGTGGATAATAAACGTGTTCCGATGAATTACCAAAAGCATATCACACCTCTGATTCAAGTGTCCCATGTTATGAAAAAGATTCATCACTTATTAAGTGGGAATAGACACTATAAACCTATTCGGTAAGTAGGGACAGATACTATAAACCTGTCCGATGAGTCATGGCGGGGACTATAAACCCACCATTTACGCGGGCTTGGTATAGTGGTTGTGCCTGGGTCTCCAAAACCCATGAGAAGTGTTCGATTCGCTTAGCTCGTGCCAATAAGATATGTACAGCAAATTCTTGAACCGCCATATTAAATCTTAATTAAATCTTATTTTTTGGTTGAAATAAGTCATATCTTGTATATAAAAAGACAATTACAGCAATTTTATATTTGACCTTGTAAGTCCGTGGTTGTAGGTTCGAGTCCTACTTAGTCTAATTAATTAGACTAATAGCTCAATAGGATAGAGCACGTAATATAAATTGTCTTGATGATTAAAGGGAGATATTATGGGAATTGCATTAGGAATAATTGGTATAATAGGAGCAATAATTTGTTATTCAGCTTGTGCTGTACCTAAAAGTGAATATGAACAGCGTTTAAACGATGAAGAACAAATGAAATACTTAAAAGAATATCAAATAAAACATGGGAAATTATCAAGGGAAACATTATAAAAAATACAGAGATGATGTTTTTAAAGAGAAGACATTATCTATATATAATAAAATAACAGATAAACTTGTATATATTATAGATACATATGATAACTTTGTAGATAATTTAGATAATAAGGTTCGTGGACAAGTATGCTTGAAAGTCGATAAGAAAATGCAGTCTCGGGAAAGGAACGCAGGGGAAAGACACCCCAAAGGGCTTGACTAAAATTTGTATTTAAAGATACCCCTTGAACGTTAGCGCAATCCGTAAGAGACAGCGTGTGATTAGCCTGCACACCGAACCTTTATATAGAATTTCATTATTCATAATTAACCTCCAAATTAAAAAAACAGGGATAAGCATTTTAACTTATCCCTGTTTTTTATTTCTTCTTTTTATTAGACTTTCTCTTTGGTTTAGGAGCTTCTTGAATTTCTGCTTCTTCCTTCGGTTCTTCTTCTATTTCATCAGGCTTTTTAGCCACATGAATATCTTCATCTCTATGACTAAGATATATAGAAACATCACGAACCTTATCCATATAAGTCAACTTTGCTCCTATATATGCTTTATTCTCTCCTAAAATTCTACCCATTTTAGGAGTACCAATGGTCTGGCCAGCAGACACTTCTTGGTCTTCATTACATTGCATATGAGAAATATATAATTTAAAATAATCATTATATAAAACGCAACCATCTTCAGTAGCTTCTACTTTGCCACTGAAAGGCGCACGTACTCTATCATTCTTTGAACAATGAAGTAAAAGAAAGTCGCCTTGATACATTATTAAATTATAATCATCTAATATCTGACTTTTAAATAAAGACATTTCTTACACTCCTTTATATTTGTGCATACTCTGGATAATATCGCATAGCATCAATTGTTTGTCTACCTTCAACAGATACATCCGTACTAATAGATTTAACCAACCAATAATCACTTTCTTTAGCTACACTATTTGGTAACCTATATTCTATAATTTGATTTACATCAAGCCAATATATAGGAACACATTGAATGTTTATATTATCATGTAACCTTGACCTTAAATAAATTTCATATCTTGCCCTTTGTGCCGCAAGGTCATTTGAATATATATTATCATATTCGCCACCAGCACATACACAGCGAACTTGATTATTAAATTTAGGCAAGTTCACAACATTACAAGTAGACATAGGTAATTGACTTGCTTCTGTTGGATAATATAAGAAAGCTATGACTGCATCTGATATTGAAGATGAACTGCCACGCATTACAACCAACATATAATCTTGTACATAATCCAATGATATCTGTTGTCCACTTGTGCCATAAATAGTACGAGTTGTACTTGAGCCAGCACCTAAAATTGTAGCAAACGTAGTTGGTATATTAAGGTCAGCTAAGTTTAAATGTATCTTAAAATACCATTCATCATATTGACTTGCGGCACTATATTCTTCAGCACTTAACCATGGACGAATATCAATTACAGCATGACCAACAGTATCACCTTTAGCATCAACATCAGCAACTATTACATCATTATTAGATGCAAAATCTACATCAGTTCCAAGCTTACAAGTATACTGAGTAAACTGTCCAACATAAAATGGAGAATCTGGATTATTTTCAATGGCATATGCTCTTGGTTGTAAATAACCAATATATTCTCCGCTTACTACTTCTGGAATAACACCAACAGTCATTCTAATACAATATGTTTCATTAGCTGTAATAATTGGTTCGTTTACTGCGCTTACTATAAACCATGGCGAAGCTTGGTTATCAGCATCATATACATGAATATAATATATAGGATATGCTAATGCTTCAGGTATTATACCTTCGCCAATCATAAATGATATTACATGAGAACCATTAACATATTTGTCCCTACTTTTATTTAATGTAATATTAATATAATTAGCAGTTGATGGTTGTACCGCTTTAGCAACCTCACTTGCTTCATGCGATTTACCATATACTTCTACATAATTTTTAACATCTTCAAAATTAGTATCATATGACGCACTAATCAAAGCTTTTTCCCATATAACTTCATCAACTAGCGGCGTTGGTTCACCATAACCATATTCAACTTCTGTATCAGTTTCAATTTCTAATGTAACATTACTATTAGTTACAATTGGTTGATTAGTATTTGTAATTAAATCCGTTATTAAAATATTACTTGTTTCTGATGTAATTACTTTTCCACTAGGAATTTCTTGAAAATGGAACACACCATCTACATCAAAGAACATTTCCCAATTAGAATTGATATCTCTAAGCTGTGTTAATAAATCCCACGCAGTACCACCTGCATCAATATTAACATCGTCTACAGTTCGTGTTTGCGGTGGGTCATATAATATGTAATTATTGAAACCTTGTTCAAGTAAAATAGTTTCAATCGCATTTTTAATACTACTATCAGCAGGTATAGATGTTGTTGTACCTTGCATTTGCCCGTCACGCATACCTGTCATTTTAGATACTAAATCTACAGCTTGGAATGATAACTCATTACTTGCCGCATCGTAAGATATGCTCGGAGCATTTATACAATAAATACCTTGATTAACCCAAACATCTTCGCCGCTTCTAATATCTTTAATTGCTGTATATATTTGAATAAATTTATCAAACCAATATATATTACCAGCAGTCCAATAAAATGCATGATTTTGATTCTTAGATATATCATCTTTAAGATTAATAACTACATCAGCCGTTCTACGAATATCAGAATCGGCATTAACATTTAACTGTATACTTTTAGTTAGACCACTTATTTCATCAAGGAGTGTATAATCATAATTTAATACTGCTATCTTACAGTCAATTTGACGCACATTCTGTAATGTCACATCATATTGTTTCTGTGTCGGCATAATTATACACCCCCTATATCAATCAATCCACTATTTTGTAAATCATATTGGTCTTCTGCACTACCAATTTCTGTCCATGTGGCATTAAAGCTTGCAATACCCATACCCCATTCATTTCTAAATGTTAATTCTATATCACTTGTAAACATAACAAGCCAAATATTTCCATTCCAATCCTTAATAATCTTAGGAGATTTATTAGTTAAGAATTTTTCCATAGCTTCTCTAGCCGCCACCATAGCAGTTCTTGATAGTCTATTATCTTTTACCGAAATATTATTCAATACAATTAGTAATTCACCTTGACTTGTAATAAAATTGAATCCATCATCATCTACAAGTTCTTCAAGAACAGGATATGCAGTAGTTGAATAAAATCCTTCATGGAATATATCAGCATATATATTACCAATACGATATTTAAGGTTATTATTAGATACAATAACAGGATATTGTCCACCAATAGTTTCTATAACGCCTATATTTTGACGTACATTAACATTACCATATCCAACTGATGCTTGTAATTTTTGTATAGCTGTATTATCAGCAATAAATACACCTTCAAATACAGATTTAACAATACCAGATAACGTATAATTACCTTCTATTTCAACATCAACACCACTTTGACTTTGTACCATAACAGGCACAAGAGCATATTGATATTCTCTACCATATCTATTATAAAAATCTATTACAGTAAAGTTCATATCACTTGCTTGATTAACATCTATAGAAAACAATGTTAACCATGTATTAGTTACATCAGATTTATCTAAACGTTTAACTAATATTTTAGTAATATCTTCATCATATTCAGTGCTTAAATTACTTGTAATACTAATATAACCATCACAAGCATTATTAACAACTGTAGCACTACCTAATGTTGGCACAGTAATACTTACTGTAAACGTAGAACTTGTGTCATTAACCGTACAAGACTGATTAGTAGTCACAGTAACTACAACATAATAACTAGATGATTCTTCTAATCCGCTAAAGTTATGACTAATACTATATTGTGTATTTTCACCTACAACTGGTGTGCCACTTCCAACTAATATACCAGAACTTTGTACTAAAACACCTGTACTTTTATATAAATCAAACTTATATTGTTGTATTAAATTAACATCGCCCAAATCTAAAACAATATTTGTATCATATATTGCCGTAACATTATATGATGTTGTACTAATTGATGCAGGAATGGTATCAATATCTAAACTTGGAGTTGGCAATGCCCAAAATAACTTAGCTGTACTATATCCACTTGCACCTTCACTAGCATAAATATCTGTAAACGTCTGAATAATAGCATAATATTGCTGTTCATTTACAAAGTCGGCACTTGACTTACCGCTTGCATACTCAATAGAACCATCTGTCTTAGCAGGCAATTCATGTATGCTCTCAGTAGATACATATTTATGCGTAAATATTAAATCATTATCTAAATTATAAACATATAATTTATTACTTCTTACTATACTTGTTCCACCTATAATATTAAAATCAATAGTAACACCAACATTAACATTAAAAGCTGGAAGTTGTATAATTATAGGAGCAGGATTTGCCATAAGTATCTACCCCTTTCTATATATTAATTATCTTTCTTTTCTTTAACTGGTTCATCATCAGGCATAGAATCAAGAATCTGTGCAAGCTGTGACATACATTCTGCAAGAATCATAAGACTCTGACCTTTTGTTTCTATCATATTAAGACCGTTAAGAATATTAATAAGTTGCTGTTTCATATCATTTTATTCCTTTCCTTCAAGCTGAGATAATCTACGTTCTAAATCATCTATCATTTGTTTTTGTTCTTGTATTAATTTAAGCATTGGCGGTATTAAAAATCTATCATTCCAATCTTCTACCGTACCATCATCATTTATATCTGCCGCAATAGGATATTCTTCGGCAATATTTTCTGCTATAAATCCTGGAACATCTATACCATATCTTTGGTCATCTTTATCTAAATAATCATTATTAAATTTAAATTGAACAACCTCAATATTATAAAGTAAATGTGGGTCAAGATTATCATTTTGAATTGGTAATATATCATGCTTATATCTTTTTGAAGATGAATTAACCTCACAAAGACGATATGGCCAGCTACCAGTAGTCAATCTTGCATTGGCAGTTTTAGAACTTGCCAATGTACTATCATATAAATATAATCTACCAACATGAGTAGCACCAGTAATATATGCAGTACCATTAACATTGAGTGTATATCCTAAGTCAGTATTACCACCTACAATTAATCTTGTATTAAAGCCTGCAATTGAACCAGTATAAAATGTTAATGTTGTTCCACTTCCCTGAAGAGTGTTAATATCAATTAAATGATTATAGTTCATATCTACATTGGCACCAGCATTTAATGCACCCGATGTATAACCAGTTATAGATGCATTATCTTGTACATAAATCCATCTAAATATACTATTATCACTACTATCTTGAGCAGTAAAACCAACATATGCAGGTTTTTGAGTTGTAGTAGCACGTTTTAAATATAATGTTAAACCATACATATTATTATCATCTTTATATTTATTATATTGCAAACTACCAACATAAATACTAGTTTTAGTAAATTCCATAGTTGAATTAGTAATTTTAATATAATCAGATGTATCACCCATTATAATATTATTACTAGCAAATGAAGCTATACGAGTATTACTTGAATTATATAATTGTATACCATTAGTATTTAATGATAATATAGTACGGAAAACTGAATCACTAGTAGCATATCTTAATTGAATACCACTATTAGTAATATATGTATTATAATTACCACTTATAGTTTTGCCTAACGTAATACTACTACCAGTAATATCAGTAAGGACAGTTGAACCTAATCTAAAGTATAAATGCTGTGTGTCCATATATACGTTATAATAACTAGATGCTGTTCTACCTAATAAAATTGAACCATTTTTAATTTCAGTCAAAACAGTAGAATTATATCTAAATTGTAATGAACCACTACTACTATTAGTATTTGCATATATATTAAAATTATTACCAGAAGTTCTTCCAATAGTTAAATAACTTCCACCAAAAGAACCCCACACTTGGCCAGCTTTAATAATATCTACAGTATCGGCAATTTTAACACCATAAGCCCAAGTGCTTTGCCAATCTGCACCGACATCATAATTACCATCTGCTCTATGTACAAATACACCGCCACTATTAATTTCGGTTGTATATTTAGCAACATTGGAAATACTACCATTATCAAAAAGTGTGACCCTTGACCTTAATACCATTTCTTTTTGTTGCTGTGTTTCTTCATCTGTATAAGTATGTCTCCATTCCAACATTACAGATTGACCATATAAATAATCTTTGGTACTTAATTGTATTGTTTTTGCTGGAGAACCAGGAATAACAGTATTACCATTTGGTTGTTCTAAATACCAATCAAACTCTCCAGAACTATATTCACTTGTAACGTCTGTTCCATCTTGAGTTAATACGGCAGTATATATATTACGCCAATATTGTTTAGCATCGCTTGGGTCAACATATGGTTCATATGCTATATCAATAGATAATTGATATACTCTCCCCATAACTACAATAATACTATCAGCCTTTTTATTGACTTCATCAATTAATCTTTGTGTAGTCGCTATTTTACTTCCAATAGAATCATCTGATAATACACTTGAAGATATATATGCTTGGCTTGGATTATTCATAGGAATATTTACCTTAACAATATCACCTTTATTATATTCCATGCCATTAACAACTTTAACATTATTATATATAATACCATCAACTTTAATGGAATATGTATTAGTCACAGTGTTAACACCGACAATTTGACCATTTCTTGTTTTATCAAAACCAGCTTTTGTAATCGCTGATTGGGCGATAGTTTTCATGCTTTGCACAAATGCATTTTGTTGCATAATTAATCACCACCTAATCTATGTAATTGGGGATGCAGTTCCCCACATCCCCATATATGTATTAACCTTCAAACGGCTCTCCTACGATTTCTTCATACTCAGCGGCTGTAATCCAAACACGAATCACTGCATTTTTGACAGCTTTCTTTTTCCACTGACCATTATCATAAAAGTCTTTTACCATCTGGAATTTTGGACTATGTTCATTCATCTTCTTCACCCTCTTCTTCGTCTTCATTAGGGTCTTCAAGATAACCCATCATAATATTATATTCTTGCACAGCTTGAGCACGCTCTGCTTGCGCTCTTGCAATCTCATTCAGATGTCTTTCATAAATCGTATCAGTCGGTACGGTTATTCTTATTCTCTGTCTCATCTAAACTCTCCTTTAAAACTTGTTTAGCGTACTGAATCATACGCTGTACCACTTTATATGTATTGCCTAATTCTGCATGAGCTTTCCATGCATTAAAGCATTCCCAATATTTACTAACAGTAATTTCACCCTTTGCTACTTTATGCGCCATGCGTACCAATTTCTTACGCTCATGCTTAACGTTTTGCGCATTAATCAAACGGATGACTTTTCCACTGTCTGTTAATTTAAAAGTAAATCCTAAAATTTTTATACCATCCTTTAACGGATATATACGAGTTTTCTTCGGATGAAAATTCATACCATATTCAGCAAGTTTTTCAGTCGCAATTTTTTGCAATTCAATTAATTCTTCTTTGCTATTAGCTATAACAAATCCATCATCCATATATCTTAAATAATATTTTGCATGACATATTTCTTTAATAACATGGTCAAATGGATTCAATAAAGATATACCTAATATTTGTACCATTTGAGAACCTGGTTCATAACCAATATCATAAGGATATTGACGCTGTAACCATTCTTCCGCATGGTCTACTGTAGCCATATCTAATTTTGTTTCAAAACATGCACGAGCATCAGCATGTTTCATATGTTTATAATAACCTTGAATATCAAATTGCCAAACAAATCCTTCATTACTATTACCATTATTAATATAATAACGATGTAAGAAAGTATTTATTCTATCCATTGCTGTTGTAGTGCCTTTATCCTTTTGACATGCCATATTATCATAAATAAAACCTGTAGTCATCTTAGGATAAATAACATTATCATTTAAACTACGCTGTACAATTCTATCACGAATATGTATAGAAGAACAATCTCTAACTTTAGGATATGTAAGTTTAAAAGTTTTTGGCTTACGTGGCTTATATTTATTTGTATCAATTTCTGTTTCAAGCTTTAAACATTCTTCAATACCATGTATAACTAACCTAGCCACAGAAGCTTTCTTTATTTTACCATCTCTTTTACATTTCCACATTGAATCATATAATGGGGAAAATTGAGTTGACTCTTTAAAATTCATAAAATTATTTTTTTAATTAAAAAGTTCTTTGACAGTAATAGTGGACAGTATCTTCGTACTCCCTGAAGATAGCCACATCTCCAAAGTATTGTTTAGTCCTTACGGACAAGGTACTCGGCTCCCTGCATTTTTAACTTATTTCGGTGTATTAATACTATGTATTAACCATATAACCATCTGTAATGTAGTCGGGGCAACCCCTATTCGCATTATACGCATTGTTGTTGTTGACGTTGCCAGTGTTGTTGACATTCCCAATCTGTTACTTTTTATTGACCCACGCCATGGGCGGGTGGTCATTTCTGCCACCTCTCACATTTCATTATTATTGGATTATAGTGTGAGTTCAGACTGTTGCATAACCATTTGGTATGGCTTCTATTCGCTCAGTCGTTGTCGGTGTATTTAAACTTCCGAAGCGTCATCTTTCCCAAGACTTCCGCAAGATTAGAATAGATTTTCAGTATAGGTTTATGTATTATCCCTATATGGCGCAGAACACACTTACGCATTGTTGGCATTACCTCTATTGCATGAGCGTAACCAAACGTTGACGGGGCAGTATAGCCTACAACCTAGTAAGAAAAAACTATAACTTATATATCTTTAAATCTATCTCTATCGCTATCATGCCATCTTATAATAATATCACGCAAATCTATGGTCTTACCACCCCAATATTTTATACGCTTATTACTTAAATGAAACTTTTTGCGACATAATTGTATGCACGCTAAATGTTCTTCACATAATTGGATAGCTTTTAACTGTTTATTTAACCGTTCATCTTTACGATATGGTTGTCTTTTGAGATTGATTTCATTTGCATTAAAAGCATTCACATAAATATCATACGCTTGCTGACGTATTTTATTTACAATTGAATCTTCTTTTAATTGTACAATTACTAAATCAGAATTATTAAAAAATTTTTTCTTTGTTGCCACGTATTCTGGAAACTTCTTTGGGTTATCTGTGATTGTAAATACATAATCACATAAATTCATAGCTTCCACCACTGGCGTAAAAGAATTCTCCTTGTATTGCCCTTCATGCAACATCCTTTATTACCATCCTTACCTTCTGTTGTGAACCCCACGGCAGGTGTGCCGTGGGGATTGTGAGATTGCCTAGATGATTAGGATGCCAAAATTTTGCAGGCGGGGCAACCCCTACACGCACCACACGCACCGTTGTTGTTGACGTAGCCAGTGTTGTTGACACTCCACGCATTGTTGGCATAACCTCTATTGCATGAGCGTAACCAAACGTAGACGGGGCTAGTAGTGCTACCAGCTTGATACGTAATGAGTATCGGATATGTACCACCTTGTTGGAATTTACCCGTGAGCCCAGCTTCTTCTGCTAAATCTTTATAATAATCCCAATCAACTCCTTCAACACCTGCAAGCTGTGGTGTAATATACATTTCTTGCAGTGATGGAAGGAAGAATTTATCCAATGTTGTTTCTGTTGTATCCGCAAATCCTTCAACAGTATTAAGAGCCGTAACAACTTCAACAGGCTCTATAATGTCAAGAAGGTCACTATCAAGACCAGCACAGAAACCACGTAATGAACTTGCTTGTGCAGGCGGTCTATCCCAAGGATTCTTAGCAATCCACCAAGCACCAGCCGCCGCATCGCTATTCAGATACTGTCTAATTGCAGATTCTGACCATCTACCAGAACCATAAACAACTCTTTGAATAGCATTAAGCAGTCCATTAGTTTTACCAGCACTCACATTACCAATAGTACCAAGATTCGTACCATCTGTACCATTAGAAGTAGTACCTGTATCTTTTGACGTTGTAGAACCTTTTGCATACACATTCCAAGTTCTATTATTTGTAGGATTGTTATTTGCGTCAGTTCCCATATTAATAACTAATTGGTCACCTTCAGCCATATCATTATTCAGAGTAAATTGAATAGATTGACCAACAACCCAACCATTACCATATGAAGAACCAATAGCAATATTATATGTACCAGCAGTTAAAATATTATCACCATCTGCATACCAAATAGCTTCAGGCGCATCAAACTGAACTCCATCAGGAATTGCATAATGCCATTTGAGATACATATTTCCATCCGCATCATAATGAACAATATCCCACGGTGCGGCTACATTTGTATCTGTTACCTTTTCCCAAGTATCAGAAATCTTAGAACCTATAGGATATTCATGTTGAGCAACGCCATCCTCAACGAGCCTTTTTAATCCATGCCAATCATGAGTGTCCCATCCATTGGCAAGAAGGTCGGTATAGGCTTCAATATTATTTACCTTGTCATAAATTTTAAGCAAGGTTGCTTCTGTTCCGACTTTTCCCATTTATTTTCTCCTTTATTCATCATCATCAACTTGATTTATATCGCCGTTCTCATCAATGTAAAATCCAAGATGATAAATTGCATACTGTTCTTCACCAGACACAATAGCTTCAAATACATCGCCTACGTTCATAGCAGTCCAATGTTCAGAATTCCATGCTTCCCCTGTTGTAATTTCAGTAGTACATACATATAATACGCCTTGATATCTAACACAATCACCAATATCATAAGTCGCACTAGAACTATATGCATCAAATAATGCATTACCAACAGTTTCTGCATCAGCAAAACCGCCACTTACATTTAATGTAGTATCTGATGTCGGTTTATTTTTTATGTAATCATCTTCACTACTATTAGTCTGATTCCAATTAGCTTGTACATTAACTTCTGCACCACTAGCAATGCCATCAAGTTTTTGTTTGTCTGATGCTGACATAAAACCAGAATTACTTGTCGAAGCAAGTCCTGGTTTATTTTTTATATAATCATCCTTTGTATTATCACTTTCATTCCAATCAGCTTGAACATTAACTTCAGCACCAGATGCAATACCATCAAGTTTAGTTTTTAATGTATCGGTAAAATCATTAGTAGATAATCCTTTTCCAGTTACTTTATCTACCTTTGTATATAATGCATCACCAACAGTTATTTGTGACCAATGCGCAGAGTTCCACGCTTCTGGTGTAGATATAGTAGATATACATCTATATAAATTATTATTATATAAACAGAATTGTCCTATTGCATATCTTGCACTTGAACTGTAAAGTGAAGCTATATTACCAGCTACACTAGCACCAAGATTTGCGGCGTTGAATTTACGAGTGCCACCACTCGAATTGTCTATAACTACATAGTCACCACTTTGTAAAGAGGTGGCTGTATCAAGGTCAATAATTCTTACAGACATTTTATCAACTCCTTATATTTTATTTAAATTTGTTAGGGACAAATTTATGTCCCTAACAAACATTTATATTTATTTAGTTATTTCTTTTGCTCTGCCAAATGTCTTATTTCCGCAAAGACCATCGGCTTCTTTTTTACCAAATTCTTTTTCTTGGAATTTCTTTGTCCACTTTAATGTATTATCACCAAAAAATCTATCTGGTGCTCCACATTGTTTAGTAAATTCACCATCAAAATACCAATCAAGGAATTTCTGCCACTGCATTACACGGTCAGAACATTCGCCATGACGCATAACAATATCGGCATCAACTTTGCCATTATATCTATAGACCCTATCAAAGCTATTATACTTTGAATCTGACATTGTAATAACATGAATTGAATTATTCCACTTAGTAGAATTCTTCTTGTTATCATCACCGCCACTTGCTTCAGCAAGTTTTCCATTTCCAAGATACAAAGCTACATGTGAACCATTACAAAGAACGTCACCAGCCTTAAGTTTCGACTTAGCAGGATGTCCTAACTTATCAAAAAGACTAGAAGCATCATATCCTTGTCCTTTGTTGAAATCCCATGAACTACAATTTTGACATAAAGAAATTGCTTTTGGTATACATCCACCATGCGCCCATGCCGCACCAACAAATGGATTACAACAATAAGTAAATTCTGGGTCAACAATTCCATGATTCTTCTTCATAGACTGTGTACCACAGAAATAACAACCATTATGATGTGCATGTTGACCATAACCATAATGGAATCTATTATCTCCTGCAATCCAACTAGCCCAAGCACACGCATCAGCTTTTACTTGTGCATTAGATTTAACAAGTCTAAGCGTAGGAATTTCACCAGTATATCTACCACTCGGAGTAGGAGTAGGAGTAGGTTCTGGTATTGGTTTAAAAGAATCACTGTATGCTTTCATCTTAGCAATTGTTTTTGCTCCTACTTTACCATCAGCTTCAGCCTTACCAAAGAAAGCGGTCTGCATTTGTTTGGTATATTTAAACGTATTATCTCCGTATATACCATCGGCATCGCCACATTTCTTAAAGAACTCACCGTCTGTATACCAATTTAAATAATTCTGAAGTTTGGTAACTTCAGTACCCTTATCACCTTTTTCGAGATATTTCTTAACTACAGGGTATTGACCAGTATATGGCGTTTTCTTAGTTGGTGTTGGAGTTGGGTCTGGATTTAAAATCTCATTAACTCTTTTCTGTACCTTATTATAATCATGACCAGCTTGAGTTAATGCAGTCTTTCTTGAATTACCACTACCCCATAATTCAGCAATGACTTCATAAGCAAGTTCATCAATAGTTCTTTTCGGTGGTTTTACTAAACCATTTCCAGTATAACGTACAAGAACTTTAAGTCTACTTACATATCTACCACCAAAATTTCTATCAGCACGAATATCATCTGCTTTATTTTTGCAACGTGTACTATCTGCAACTTTAGTAGAAGACATGTTAAGAACAAGGTGTTGACATTTCTTTCCATCATAAAGAATCATTGCATCACCAGGTTCTACCCATGATTTAGGAATAGGTTTACCACCATTGCGAATAACCTTAATATCTTTAATACCAAGTTCATTCTGCATAATCTTTAACGCTTCAGCATCAGTCTTTGCCGCAAGAGTTCTTTCGCTCACTTCATTTGAAAAAATACCACAGTTACAATAACTTGGAATTCCACCATGATGCCAACAAGCGGCTACAAAACCCATACATTGCCAGCCGTGATTTTCGCCACCATGCGGATGACATATGGCACATTCATGACCGTACTTTTCGTTCCAATAAACATACCACCAATTATTATTAGCGGCAATACTAACAGCCATTGCTCTTACATTCTGAATAATATTTTCACGACAACAAAGTAATGTATCAACATCTCCTTGTACTTGGTCTGGATTATAACCTTCCTTTTTAAGTTTCTTTATTCTCTCATCACCGTTACCATAGTAACCAGCGATAACATCTCTCGCTATTTGCACCCTTGTTTTCATGTCTTACTCCTTATTTGCCATACCAATAGTTCATGTCAACATTACCACTAACGCCTTTAACTTTGGCTTCTGAAGTATACTGCCACATAATATATTTACCCTTATATTCACACTTCGAATAATATTGAGCACACCATACATTATATGGAAGCTGAGACATATCAAGTTGCTTAGAAAACCAAACGAGAGATGCGTATATCATCGAATCATAACCATGACGTTTGATTTCTTCACAAAATGCCTTAATAGCTTCCGTCCTTTTTGCCTTAGAAAGTACACCACTATTAGCTCTACCTTTATAAGTTTTACCATTTTCTTTATAAAAAACATCTTCGGTATCTATAGCAATAGGATAACTAAGTGGTACACCAGCTTTATTCATTAAACTAATAGCATATTGTGCCTCTTCTTTACCTTCTTTAGCATTAATCGCTTCGGTAAACATATAAATACCAACCTTCAGCCCAGCATCATAAGCACCTTTTATATGCTCCATAAACCTAACATCTTCTTTGAGTTTAGCATCACCAGCACCACGCCGACCACATCTAACAATAACACCTGTTACACCATCTGCTTTAACTTTTTTAAAGTTAATAGTAGATTGAAATTCAGAAATATCAATAATACGTTCTGGTTCTTTATAACCACCACGCTTTTTCATTTCTGCAATTGTCTTCTTACCTACAAGACCATCGGCTTCCTTCTTTCCAAAGAATTCAGTTTGCATCTTTTTTGTCCATCTAAGTGTATTATTTCCATATTTGCCATCGGCTGGCCCACATTCCTTAAAGAATGCGCCATTATAATACCAATCAATGTAATTTTGAAGTCTTGTTACCTGTATACCTTTATCACCCTTTTCAAGATATTTCTTAACAACAGGATATTCTCCTTGATAAGTATCTGTTCTTGGAGTAGGTTCAGGTGTTGGCGTAGGAGTAGGTGACGGTGTAGGTTCGCCAGGTTTTAATGCCGACCAAATTTGCGGAATTAATCCTTTCATTTGAGTCTCATAACAATACCATCCAGAATGTTTTCTACCACCTGAATCTTTTGTATAAAAATAATGCTTATCTCCAGAAACTTTATAGTCCACAAAAGCTACATAATGACCTCCAGACGTCCAGGTTATGCCACCTTTTGTACCACCACGGAACAAAATAACACCAAGACAAGCCTTCCCTTCTTTTTTACGCTTATCTAATGTTTTAAATATATCATTCATTGTATCATGATTGATTGCGCCAAAACCAAAATGTTCTAAAGTTTTTGGAATACCAGACCATGTAGTACCTTGATTTCTAACGGCAAAACCTTGCTTCACCATCCACGGTCTAAGGTCTTTTGGTGTCCAATCTTTATATTCATTTAATTCAATAATAACATGTAAACATGCACAACAACCACAACCATTACCACCAAAAGACGAATCTTTTGTTGGATAAGGAAGAGAAGACCATCTTGAATCTAATTGACTATATATATTACTGTTCATTATCATCACCGCTTTCATCCGTATCTTCGTTTTCTTCTATAACTTCGTCATCTATATCGGTGAAAAAGATGTCTCCTATATAATCTGCTTTTTTCTCTGCTTTAAGTTGTCTTGTTATGCCTGTACCAATACAAGCTTCTTCGGTATAGTTATTATTGTAATAAGTAGTTAATGCCGAAACAACGAGGTCACTGATTATAGTTAAAATAGCCCACGCTAATGTAAGCCAATTAAAACCTAACCCACCAACCGCCGCTGATACAGCATAAATAGCAGTATTTAAAGACACAGCAATCCTTAAAGCAGTTCTAATTTTAGTACCTTTATCCATATCTTAAACACCTTTCTTAATCATCAACTTGTGCCAAATCACCATCACTGTCATAATAAAATCCAAGATGATAATCAGCGGTTTCTTCAGTACCTGCTTTTAATATTAAATCAAGATTGATATAATACTGAAACCATTTTGTACCGTCCCATACATATGTGCCTAAATTCTCATCAACAGTATAACAATCACCAAGAGTGCCAGATGCTGGCAGTGCGCTTACTGTAGCTACAGAACCCTTATAATCAAATCCTGCTACAATAGCGGCAATTGCCGTTGTAATTGCAGATGCCACATAATCTTCAGTAGCCATATCTGTTGTAGCTGTAGCTATTGCACTACTCATTTGACTGTTGGTAACGAAATCTGCTATGGCTGTATTTAATGCAGTTTGAGTAACAAAATTAGCTATAGCATTTTGTAAATCAGTTGTACTAACTAAATTACGCATAGAGTTAGTAACATAAGTTATCATATCACTATTGCTTACAAGGTCTGCAACAGCAGTAGCAATAGCGGAACTCATTTCATCTGATGTAACAAACTCGCTAGTAATTTCAGTTATCTTTTTCTTCAATAAAGCATAAGTTACAACATCCATAAACTTACACCCCCTTAAAGTTCATTAAAATCGCCAGCTTCATTTTTCATATAAACTGTGAAACCATCACTTGCATTACATTGTACAATTGTTCCAGCAGGAGCATTATCAGGAATATCCGCAAGTTCTGTTGCACTTTCTATATAATATTCAGGCATTCCATTTTTCGTTAACAGTTTCATTGTTCGCCCCCTACATGTCCATATAAATAATTTGCGATATTACTTTTCTTCTCATGTAAAGCTTTTGTGTGATTACCATCTTCAAGATGTTCTAATACTGCTACTTCAGATTCAAGTAAAAGCACCATACATCTTCGCATGTCAACCATCATATGTTCAAGATTATCAAGTCTAGCTTTATCATTTGCGAAAAGCTCATCATGTTTTTCAATTTTTTTTGTTACTTTATCTGCTGGCTGTTTTAAGAACATAATAGTTTTATATATATAAACTATTGCCGCTCCTATAACAGCGATGCTTGCGCAGATTTTAAGTAATATATCAATAGTTACTACCATTGGTTTCTATCCTTTCTATATATACATTAAGAAAACCATACAAACCATTCATTCATTATCTTCATTTATCTAAAAATACACAAGGGTTTTACCCCTTGTGTATGTAATCAATTTTATGCTCTACGAGCAGATTGTTGTAATGCCTTATTAGGAAGATTCTGAAGTTCCCTATAAAAGTCATTAGCATTATATACATTCGGTAATACAATTTGGTCAAAATTAAACACTTGTGTACTAGCCGAATTGTTTGAATTCATTACTTGAGCAGGATTATATCTACCCCACTCCATTAAATTACGAGATACTGCATTAGAATATACACTATCACCTTTACCAAGCCATACTAATTCTCCACCTAATCTTTCGGCTACACGAGATAACCCACCAGGAGCAGAAATTGTACCATTTGCGAAACTGTGACTCCCAATATATTGTGCAAGTAAAGCATCGCTAATTTGTGTACCACCATTAGCAGTTAACCAAGCATCTAAATCAGACGTACTAACATCATTAAGCTTAGAAATTAAATCAGTTAATCCAGAACTTTTAGCAAATATAGCACTAATCCAAGTAGCCCAAGAACTTAAACTAGAATTAGTATCAATACCACCAGTTAATTCAGATAAATTACCAACACCAAGTAAAACTTCTAAATCTCTAATTGCAGAATTATCACCAATTTCATCAAACAAATCTAAGATAGCTTGTAATTCTTCAGCACGTTGTTCAAGCGGAGTTTTTTCTAATGAAGATTTATAATCATTCAAAGCCTTTTCAGCTTTTTCAATAGCTTCAACATCACGCTCATAAACAAAACCAACACCTTCACGATATACACGAATCTTTTTACTCTTAGCATTTGTTAATTCTTTCTCTAATTCTGTAAGTCTCTCTAATTGGTCAGCTTCTTCTTTAGTCGCATCAATTTGTTTTTGAACAAGATTTAACTCTCTTCTAACATATTTCTGTGCCAATGATAAACTATTATCTTGAACTTTCTGTAAATCTTCGAGTCGCTTAAGTTCTTTTTCTTTATCAGCTTCTCGAAGCTCATCAAGCATCTTATAATAAGTTTCGTCATATTGTCCACGAGTCTTA